CTCTGATCGGCCTGTGAAAGGTCCGTATAGTTTGTTTGAAATTCCCCCATATAAGCTTCATCGTTCACATTATACGTTGGTCTATCCATCAGATACACATATCCGTCTTGAGTGCCGTAGATAGGACGTAGGATGCCTTGAGCGTCTTTTCTCATAGCTATGCAATTCGGAGCATCTTTATTGACAAGAGAAATGCGAGAGTTCTGCGTAGAAGTGTTAATCATTAACATTCTGTCTTGCGTAGTGCTTCCATTTCCCATAGCAGTAAATATCGCAGTCTTTTTCTCTGGATACCAAACCGCTTGAGTAAACGGAACTCCATCAAAGCTGAATTCATTTCTGATATATTCCTCTACTTTAGCATTAGCTAAAATATCACCTGCTTCGAAATCCCCAAAAGCATCAGAAGCCTGTAAGCTCGTAATACTCCCGATTGAATTCGCAGCAACTAAATCCCCTAAAATCTGTACAACAGCATGGGGAGAAGATACACCTAAAGCATTAGAATAAGCCTTAATCGTCCAGTTGTCTGAATCAGGGTCACGACCATCAAGTACATAAACCCCGTAAGGTTCCTTAAATACAAACAATAAGCCGCGATAAACGGCAGCACATAAAATTCCATCACCCTCTCCAGGGAATACCGCAAAAGTAGGGGGAGCAGAATCAAAAGTAGTATTAGTCACTGTCAGGCTTGTTATCTGAACGGCAGTTGCAGGAGCCGTAGTAGCAAGTGCTCTGATTGCGTAAAAGTCTTCCGAACCGCCTACTTCTGTTCCATCTCCTATATTCCAATCAATAGGAATATTAAACTCCAAAGTATCTGAAGCTAAAGTCGTATAATCAGGAACAGCAGTTGTTGTTAAAGCAGCCCATGTAGAGCCATTGTAATATTCGTAAGTATAAACAGGAGCACCTGTCTGCGCCTGTGAAATAGTAAGAGTAAGCTTATTGAACTTCTGAGAAGCATAGGCAAGAAAGCCATCATTGTTAGTTGTAGTAAAGATTGTAACGGCTGTTCCAGCCTGAATAGTAGCGGTTCTGTCTACATTCGGAGTAGCGGCAATCCTGCTATAAAGCTGCCAACTAGAAGTAGGAAAGTTAATTCCTGTGAAATTCTCATGGTCCGATACAGTAGAAAAGTAAAGTCTGTGCCTGTCGGCAGCACTTCCCATAACACACATTCTGTTTTGATAAGGAATCGCAAATGTAGGAAAATCCCCTGTTTGCCAATCCTGAGACGGCATAAAAATATCTCTAGTTACTGAAGCATCTCCCTCAATAATCTGAATCTGAGCATTTCCAGCAGTCTGAATGAATAACTTTCTGTCCCTACCTGAAGACTCTGCTCCACCTGTAATCATCTGAGAGTTTACAGTAGGAGATCCTAAACCAGTAGTAATAGGAGTAACAGATGAAAAAGTACTATCACCTGTATCTCTCCATATCTTTCCGTTATCTGTAATTGCTATAAGTCTCTGAGTAGTAGGAGTAGGGTAATAATCAAATAAACAAACAATATCACTATCAAGCGCATCATCAGCATTGTATCTAGTACTCCCTTTTTGCTTAGAAATCCTACCTGATTCAAACTCTACGTTATAAGCCCTATTAAGGGAATTCATAGGAAGCGAGATGAGAACATCATCTGTAAGCAGCCCTACCGAACCTAGCGGAATAGTTACCTGAGCGCCTCTGTAAGCCATCTAAACACCATATCCGTAAGAGCTTCTAGGGTTAGGACGAGCAATCAGTTTTCCGAAATTGTTTCCTGCTGCTACACCTGTTTTACGATTATCGTTAATCATAGCCTTGAGTTCTGCCTGAGCCATAGCCGCATACTTCTCAGCCTTATCGTCGTTCTTATCCATGAGTAAGTGATAAGAAGCGCCGTAAACTAGAAACTTAGTGTAAGGAGTAGGAAGCCTAGGAATAGAGCCTGCATTGTCCTGTAAAGACCTATGAATAGGAATGTAGTTCATTTCTACTCTTGCTTTATCTTCATTCATGCTTGCGTTCATACGAAGCGTGAGTAGGCCATTAGAACGCTGTTCAGAGATTGTAAATCTATCAGGCATACCGCCTTGAATTCGTGATAATGGATAATCCCTCATAAAAGCATTAGCATCAGAGAAAAAGATCTTAGAAGCTTCTTTAGCATTGTCTGAATAAAGGCTTGAATCCTGATAGGTGCTCAGAGGTTTAGTAATCCTGAGAACCCCTGAAAGAGCATAAGGAGAAGTATAAGTAAGCGCTCCTGAGTAATCTAAGCACTCATAGCCTAGAATCTCGCTAGCTGAAATATGCGCATTAGTTCCTGTCGCAAACTTCATAGTAAAAGTAGCTCCTCCTTGAGCAATCGTAAACTTCCTTGTTATTGAATTAAAGGCAACAGTATAGGCTTGCGCGCCTGCTGCGGTCATACGAGTGTCAATCTCAGTACAGAGAGTTGTAGGAGTATAGGTGCCTGCGGTAAGGGTAGCTGTGAGTTCGCCCCCACCCTCAGTAAAATCAATCTTGTTGTTATATGAATCAATCACAATGCTATCGTTAATAGCCTGATAGTCCATCTTGTGAGCAGAATAGTTATAAGAATCAGAAGCAAGTATAAAAGGAGCATCTAGCTGAAAGCTCGCAGAAGCTGCCGTATGCTGCGCAATTCGGTACATATCAGCTTCGCCCTCAAGAGCTATAACTCTGCCCTCCAATGAGATGCTAGGAGCGCTAGAAAACGTACCTGATGCTGAATCCTGAGTAAGTGTACAGGATCCCTGATTAACGGGCAATAAAGTGAGAATTGTAGGGCGTTTCACTTCTGCCCAGTTCCAATTCTCAGCAACATCAATTCCGAACAAATTTCCACCTGCTAGAACACCCTGATATACATCATTAAGAAAGCTTATAACTTGATCGTTAAACGGCGAATATCCATCATCACGCTCACCACAGATGCGTAAGACTTCCGTAGCTAACTCTGGAGTTGTTTTTTGAAATGCGATAAATACCCCCAAGAAAAGGGCTTATCAGCCCCTAAGGATTAACTTTGTAACTCAAATCAATTCTATTATGCGTAGAAGTGTATGAAAAGAATGGAATAATTGCTTCACCTGTTTGTAGCAGGAGAGGCGACTCAGAAAAGTCAGAAATTAAGCTGCCTTTATCGGCAACTTCTGATAATGCAAGAAGTTTAAGAACTTTTAAGGAATTAAACTGAACTGCCTGAGAGGGAGCAGTAGTTGCAAGCATACGAACAGAATACAGATCGGCGTTACCGCCCTCAGTCGAATCACCTACTACCCAATCAATAGGAGCCTGAAACACTAAAGCCTGAACACCTGTTGCTGTATAAATAGGAGTGTTTTCTAAAACTAATGCTGTCCATGAACTGCCGTTCCAGTACTCATAGGTATAAACAGGACTTCCTGTTTCAGCTTGTGAGATATTGAAAGCTATTGCTGAAAACGGATTCCTAGACTGAACAAGTAATCCGTAGTTATTTGTCGTAGGAAATGCAGTAATCGTACTGCCTGCCTGAATAGTAGCTGTAAACCTCAAACTGAGAGTTAGTCACAGACTGGAAGTGACCTAGCAAGCTGGTCGATCCTGAGTTGTTTGTGGACTTAACTCCGTAAAACAAAGGCTGCTTGTCAGTAGCAGCCGAATAAGGAACAGTAAGGCTCATGTTCGGATAACCTACGCTCACGTTCTGAATGTATTGATAGTTACCCGACATAAATCCTCCTAAACAACCTGAAGATAAGATATTAAAGCAATATCTCCACTGTTTGCTGCATCAACATAAATATTCTGTAAATCAATATAATGGCTAGCATACTGAATCGTCAAACAGGTGCTTTTCGCCACCTCTGCACCAACTCTATTTGCTGCCGTTGCGCTGTAATTAACATCTGAATTGCCTACCTGAATTGCTCCAGTATTAGCAGCAGGACAAGATATAAACACCGCGACAACTTTATCAATACTTGTAGCACTAGCGACAACACCTGTTCCTGCCGCCGCCACAACTACCGCCGGTAAAGCTTTTAAAACAACACTAGCCATTTTTAGCACCTAAGAAATTAGGCATTTTAAAGCCTTTGTTTTCTTCCTTTTTAGCAGCTTCAGCAATCAAAGCTAACTCCTCAGAGTTATCAAGTTCTTCGGCAGCAGGAGCTTCGATTTCAATTTCTTCTTCTGCTTCAGCAGCTTCTAACTTAGCCTGTAAAGCTTCATTCTTGGCCTGTAATTCTTCAATCATAGCTTGAAATGCCTCTGGCTTAAATTCCTTAACTACAGGCTTAGGAACAGCCTTAGCCACCTTATCTACGCTTCCATCTTCATTAAACCAATTGCCCGAATTAGGCGGGCGTTCGAATTTCTTAACGCCATTCTCGATCACAAGCTTATACGGATTAACACTCGATACCTGACCCTTTTTGTTTCTAATATGGGTCTTTAAGTCAAAACTCTGTTTCATAAAATCTCCTTAGTTTGAAAGCCGCAGGACTTCTAACCCCTTGGCTAAGTTAAACAAAACCTTACCAGCCTGTTACTTCAACATATAATGTTGTCGCAGCAGGGGCATAAGAAGCAGCAGTAACCTCTACCAATGCAGCAGCAGCTAAAGTTTCAGATAAAACACCGCCCTTAGTAGCTGAATCTGCCTTAGCAACAGTAGCATCTGTCGCAGCTTCTTTACCTAAAATGTCAGTAGCATAATGACCAACTTCGTTAGTAGTGGTCGCCGCCTGACCGCCAATGATCTTTAAATCATGAGCATGAGTCTGAGCAGGCGCTCTATACATACGAATCTTATTATTAGCCTTATCGTACTTATAAATCAACCCATCTGCCGAAGCAGGGCCATCAATCACTAAGCTAATAATCTGATTCGGACAACCTAAATTGCCCGCAGTAAGTGGAACGCCGCCCGACGGATAAGTCAAAGCACCATTACCGAAAGCGACTGTAAAATTATAAACTTTATTACTGGAATCTTCTTTGCGTTGCTTGACTAACGTATATGTTAAATCACCCGCAGCTAAATCAGCCATTTGAATCTCCTCCTTAG